AGGAGATTTTTACCATGGCAACCGGCAACTTCAACATGGATGATCCCTCGAAACAGGAAGCGATCCGCCGCGGGCATCACGAATACATTCCCACCGCGGGCAAGCACGGCAGCTATCAACCCCGGCCCTACCGGCATCAGGAGTATCCGAAGATGCTGGGCACCTGGCCACAGCCCCAGCAAAAAGATTTTCTGACCCACAAGGGCGTTTCCATTCCCGGCGACCTCGCGCTGCAGCGCTACCAGGCTGCGATGGTCGAGTGGGACCGCCAGATGTCGACCTCCGTCGTCAACAACCCGGAAGAAGAAGCCCAGTGGCTTAAGGAAAACGGCTAACCGGCCGAGATTTCCATGCCCAACCTAAGCCCGGTATCGACGCTTTCCCGATCGGCGCAGGACTTCATCAAGTCCGCTCTGCGCCTGGTGGGCGCGCTGCGCTCCGGGCTTGGGCTTTCGAACGACGAACTCACCGATTGCAAAACCGTCCTCAACGACATGCTGGATGCGTTCTCGGCCGAGCGCATCATGATTCCCGCGGTGACGGTGCAGAAGCTCGACCAGAATCAAAAGCCGCTCATGCTGCAGGCAGGCAAGGGCTCCTACACACTCGGCAACCTGAATCAGAACGAAGATTTTCTGCTCACACGGCCGTCGCGCGTCGAGCGCGTTTCGATTCTCTATTCGGCGTCGCAGTCGACGCCCGACGAGCTGCCGATGGAGATGGTCGACGACGTGGGCTGGCAAGGCGTGTCGAACAAAACTACGACTTCACTATTGCCCGAAGTTTGCTTCCCTGACGAATCGAACGCAGTTTTTCCAGACACGGTCCTCAACTTTTGGCCGGTTCCCACGCAGCCCAATCCGGTAATTCTTTACATCTGGATGACGCTGCAACTCTTTCCGGATCTCGGGACACAGTTCCTGTTTCCTCCGGCGTATGCCGAGATGCTTCGCTACAACCTGGCCGTGCGCCTGGCGGCCGAGTTCCCTTGCGACATGCAGAAGTTCGAACTGGTGCAAAAGCTCGCCGGAGACGCCAGGACGCGCGTCGCCGGCATCAACGTGAGAGCGAAAGAAGCCACCTGCGACGAAGCCCTGGTCGGCAGCTACGGCAAGATGGGCAACATCTTCACCGGGACCGCGAACCGGTCCCAGAAATACTGATATGTCCCGCTTTGGTTTTGTCGGACCGATGTACCAATCCGCATCGCCCCTGGCGGACTGCGAGGCGCTGATCAATTGGCGGCCGCAGAAAGTCGAGTCTCCCAATGCACGCACGCCTTACTTGCTGCTGCGCACCGGTGGGCTCTCGCTGTTCTGCACGCTCGCCGCGGGCTTGCCTTCCGTACGGGGAGCGGGAACGTTCAACGGCCGCAGCTTTTTTGTTTCCGGCACACATCTGTTCGAAGTCAGCGCCAATGGCTGCGTCATCGACTACGGCGACGCCAGCGTGGCCAACAACAACATGACCGATGATGGCCTGCCGGCGACGATGGTCGCTGGTGGAACCTCGGGCGGCGTGTATCCCTCGCAGTTGCTGATTTGTTCCGGCGGCACGCTCACCGCGTTCTCTCTAAGCTCGAATAGCTTTCTGGCGCTGACCACGCCGCCCACGCAGGTACTGATGGTGGAGTTCCTGGATGGATTTTTCATCGCGCTCAGCCTGGGCAATACGTGGAGCGTTTCCAATCCCGAAGATGCGACGACCTGGCCCGGGCTTTCGATCACGCAAGTGCAGGTATTCTCGGACCAACTACTGGCGCTGATTGCCACCAATCGCCTGCTCGGAGTCTTTGGCGCCAAGCGCGCCGTTTTTTACTACACCTCCGGAGCCCCGCTGTTTCCCTTCGACGTAGCCTCGGGCGGATTCATGGAAGTGGGCATCTTGGCGCAGTTCTCGCTCACCCGTGTCGCCACGCGCAGTGGAACGACAATTCTGTGGCTGGGCGGCGATGAGCGCGGCGGTGCCACGGTCTACGCGGCCAACGGTTTCATTCCCACACGCGTGAGCGACTCGGCATTTGAATACTGGCTTTCGCGCAACACCATCAACGATGCCGTGGGCTGGGCTGTGCAGGAAGAAGGGCAAAACCTTTACAAGCTCTACTTCCCTACCGCAAACGTCACCTGGGCGCTCGATGTCGACATGGGATGGTGGCATCAGGAAAGCTCCCTGGTGCAAGGAAGGCAGCAGGCTCATTTGGCGCGCTGCCACACTTACAACTTCGGCGCGCACCTGGTCGGCGATCGCAACTCCGGCAACGTGTATCAGCAGTCGAGCATTGTTCTGACGGACTATGGCGCGCCCATCATCCGCACGCGCGTCGGTCCGACGATTTCGATCGAAGGCGGTCAGCGCACGTCTTCCATCAATGAATTCCAGGTCGACTTTGAAACCGGACTCGGGCCGCTGCCTCCGCTGCTCGACGGCAATGGCAAGCCCCGCGATCCTTACGCGATGTTTTCTTATTCGGAAGACTTCGGGAAAACCTTTACGCCCGAACGCATCATCCCCTGCGGCAGAGCAGGCGAGTTCAATAAAGTCGCGATCGATCGCCGCCTGGGAAGCTGGCGTTCGTGGACTCCCAAGGTGACGGTGTCCGATCCGATCGCGTGGAGCATTGCCGACGCCTACACCAACGGCACGCAGGATCCCTCTCCGCGCCTAGCAAAGCAGTACGCACGGATGGCCTAAGAAATGTCACGCCGCCTTCTCACTGAAATCGTGCCCCAGGACTGGGACAGCCAGACGCCCGCTGCAGGATCGGGGACTGGCCGCGTGCGCTTCTTGCAGGACGTCGACGACCTGGTGAACCGACCGCTCAATAACCGCCTCATCGCTTCCGGCGCCCCCGCAGCAGTAACTCTCGCCAATGACGTTGCGCCCCTGGCGGCCGCCAGCGCGATTCAATCGAGTGGAATCGGCGTCGGGCCGATCCAGCCCAGGCGCTATGCCGAGTTCACCGTCAAAGGCCGCGTCAGTTATTCGGTAAGCGGCGACGGTCAGGCCTACGTCTACGTCTACCGCACGCTGGGTGCGATTCCGGCAAATGGCGCGCAGCCCAATGCCGGCGACGTGATCGTGGGCGAGGATGCTTTTACAGGCGGCGCAGCCGGCGCCGGAGTCAATCAGGTCGGAGCATTCTCGTTTCTCGATACCGGCCTAGATGCCAGCAAAGCCTATCGCTACTACTTCGCGGTGCAAGGCCCGACCGGGCAGACGATTGCCCTGGCCAGCTCTTCGCAGCTCGTTGTTATGGAACGAAGCTAATGGAAGTCCACATCGCCACAGCAGAAGAGACCGAAAAACTCAGCAAGCTTTCGGTGTCACTGGGCAATGTTCCGTTCTTCAGAGACCAGTCCATTATTTCCGTGCTCGAGCATGAGGGCAAGATCGCCGGTTTCGCGGCCGTGCAAAACGCGCTGCACGCCGCCGGCTCGTGGATCGAAGAAAAGCATCGCCTCCAAAAGCACAGCTACGAGCTGCGTCACGCGCTCGATAACGAGTTGCGTACCCGCGGTTTCGCTGTCTACTTCGCGATGCCGAAGAACGATTTCGAAAAGCACCTGTTTGCGAAGTACGGTCTTGTAACCGAAGACCGCATCCAGATTCGACACCTATAAACCTATGCCATTCGGCGGACTACTCACAGTCGGCGCGATCTCCGCCGGCGGATCCCTCTTCGGCGGGCTGTTCGGTGCGTCCAAGTCCAAGCAGGCCGCGCAGGAGTACGAACAGCAACTGCAAAAGGCGCAGGGCTTTCTTCAGGACCAGGAGCAATCGGGCCTGCAGAATTTCCAGCCGTACCTCAGCGCCGGCGGAACTGCTACCAACACGCTTTCCAGTTTGCTTGGCGTGCCTGGCCAAGGTTTACTCACGCCCTGGAACCAGCAGTTCACCGCACCGACTGCGGCGCAGGCAGAAGCCACGCCTGGGTATCAGTTTCAGTTACAGCAAGGACTCGATGCCGCGCAGAATTCTGCGGCCGGCCGCGGCGGATTGCTTTCCGGTCGCACTCTCGCCGATCTCAACAATTACGCGCAGGGCACGGCGTCGACGGACTACCAAAACACCTTCAATAACTCCCTGACGCAGTACCAGAGTGCCTACAACAGCTTCCTCACCAATCAGCAGAACGAATACGCGCGCTTGATGGGGCTCTCCGGACAAGGCCTGCAAGCCGCAGGCGGCGCGGGGCAGTTCATGCAGGGCATGGGCGGAGATATCGCTTCCCTGATGGGACAGCAAGGCGCGGTCGCAGCCGGCGGGACCATGGGCGCTGCGAATTCGATTAACGGGATGGTTTCGAGTCTCAGCCAGCTCCCCGGCCAGATGTACGGATTGAGCCAGCTTAGCGGAGGCAGCGGCAGCAGCATGTTTGCTGATCCGGGCATGAACGTGATGTCGCCGGGCTACATGCCGGGCGGCGGAGCTGCGCCGGTCGCGCCGTTCAGTCCGGGCAATCTTCCGCCGGGAAGCTTCGGAACAATGCCAGCTTTCTAACTTATGTTCCCACTTTCCATGCTCTCAGGAGATTCGCTTGCCGGCGGCGGCGCTTCGATCGGCGGCGGAGGGTTCGGCGTTGCCCCAAGTGCGCCCACTCCGCCGCTTGCGCCGCATTTTCCGATCGGCTCGATGCCGGCTCCGCAACCGATCTCCGCCCCGGCTCCCATGCCCGCGCCGATGCCAACCCCGGCTCGGCCGATCACGGGCTTCCCTGGCCTTGGCGGAAGCGCTGGCGCTCCAGCCCCGACATGGGGCAGCTCGCCGCCGCTCGGTGGAGGCATGTTTGGTGGAGGAATGTTTGGCGGAGGATTTGGCGGCGGGCAGTTCGGCGGCGGTTTCGGTGGTTTCGGTGGCGGATTTC